CTCTTACAAAATAGAATAATGGTCATGGGTACTTGATCGTTTACCATGTGCTTAGACTAGTCTATAGCTATCGTGTTTGGGTTAATTTGGGTTTGATTGATTATCGCACGATGCTTGCTTTGAGTTGACCGATTGATTGGACTTTGACTCGGTGGAGAGGGAGACCCCTTCGTTGCTCCCCCCAAAAAAAAATAGTGTTTTCTGAACTATGCTATTATTTGCGTAGGAGGTGAATATGTTAGCAATAGAAAAGAATAGAGAGTTACCTAGAATAAGGATTAGGAACAGTTATCCCTACAAGGTTATGGTAGTAGGTGATAGTTTCTTTGTTGAGGACACGAGTTTACAAGTTATTTGTAATTCCAACTATCGGATGGGTAAACAACTGGGCGTTAAGTTTATCGCCAGGAAAGAAAAAGACGGGGTACGGGTATGGCGAACGGAATAACATCTCTTGCTGAACAAATACAGGCTGTGTCTGATGACACAAAGCGGAAGTATATGCAGAGTATTTGGGCGATGGATAAGGAGCAAATCTTCCATGAATTAATGCGTGTTCATGCAGAGAGTGCTAAATTGATGTCAGCAGCGCAAATGGAGCTAGATCGTTTGCAGTCTCTACTGGATGAGATGGATGATAACGGTGACCTTAGACATTGAGAAAGTCTGGTCAGATCAGTTGTATGAATCTCGCCTGTGTTTTAAGATAGAGATGCAAAGAGTCATAGAGTGCCATACCGATGCTGAGAAGATAGCCTTGTTGAATACTTGGAAAAAGAATTATTCTGAGAATAGAGTAAGTGACTTAGTCAAGTGCGCTAAAGATAAGGTCAATCGAGTGAAGGTTGCTAATTGGATACTAGAATAGTTTAATCACCAGAAGAATACATGACCGCCTTTAATCAAAAACAGTTTTATAACTTCTGTTCACAGCTCAAGATTGAGACGAAAGAACAGGGTCTCAAGAAAATGGGTACGCTCTTAGGGTCACAAACATATGTGATGGATGAGATTACCAAAGGTTTACAAGATGATGTTCATTTCTTTGTTATTTTGAAAGGTAGACAACTTGGAATCACAACCGTCTCACTCGCCCTTGACCTCTACTGGCACTTTATCAACCCAGGACTGCAAGGCACACTTACCACCGACACCGAAGAAAACCGAGATATGTTCAGGTCAACCCTCGCCATGTATATGGATGGTTTACCCAAAGAGTATCGCATCCCGTTACTTGCTCACAACCGCAATCAGCTTTCCCTCAAAAACCGCTCTCGTCTCTTTTATCAAGTCGCTGGACTTAGAGCTAAAGGAAGTTTGGGTCGTGGCAAGGCGATTACATACTTGCATGGTACGGAAACAAGTTCTTGGGGAGATGAGGAAGGATTAGCATCTTTACTAGCTTCTCTGGCTGAAACTAATCCCCACCGTTTATACCTCTTTGAGAGTACCGCCAGAGGCTTTAATATGTTTCATGATATGTACGTTACTGCCAAACGAGCCAGGACACAGAGAGCCATCTTCTGTGGGTGGTGGCGTAATGAGTTATATAGCCTCGATCCTGAGGGCATGACCTATAAAGTCTATTGGGATGGCAAACTCACAGGTGAAGAAAAAGAGTGGGTCAAGGATATTAAGAAGTTATATGGCGTAGAAATCAATTCACGCCAAATGGCGTGGTGGCGTTGGAAGATGATTGAAGGTATTAAAGATGATGCGCTGATGTATCAAGAGTTTCCACCTACAGAAGATTACGCCTTTGTCATGACAGGTACTTCATTCTTCTCAAATTCACGGTGTACCGATGCTGTTAAAGCCCTCAAAAAACGCAACTTTGATTGTTACCGTTATTCCTTTGGAGTCAATTTTCATGACACAGAAGTTCTTAAATCAACCGAACGGCTTGGTACGCTCAAGGTCTGGGAAGAACCGATTGATACCGCTTATTATGTCATTGGTGCTGATCCTGCCTACGGTAGTTCTGATTGGGCTGATCGCTTTTGTATACAAGTGTTTCGTTGTTATGCTGATGGTTTGGAACAAGTGGCTTCATTTGCTACAGCAGAAATGAACACCTACCAGTTTGCGTGGGTGATTGCCCACCTCGCTGGGGCGTACAAGAACTCCACCTTAAACCTAGAAATCAATGGTCCAGGTCAAGCTGTCATTAATGAACTCAAGAATCTCAAGCGTCAAGCGGCAGCTATGGGTACAGCTCTTGGTAAAGAACTCACCGATGTTTATGGCAATATGCAAAACTATATCTGGCGTAGAAACGACACCCTCGGTGGTGTTAGTAACTCGATTGGTTGGTTAACTACGGCAGCGACTAAAGAACGAATGCTGTCGTACATGAAAGACTTTTTTGAGCGTGGCATGATGGACATCGTGGACATGGACACCATTGAGGAAATGAAAACCATGGTTCGGGATGGTGGTTCAATTGAGGCAAGTGGGCGCAATAAAGATGATCGGGTCATCGCCTGTGCTTTAGCAACTGCTGCCTTTGCTGAACAAGTACAGCCTCGCCTGATTATGCAAAAGATTACAAGAAACATCAGTCGAATACAAGATGATTTTACCCCTGAACAACTGACAGTCGGTAGGAACGTAAGCGACTATTTGAAAAAGATTGGCGTGTATGGCGATGATGGCATTGTGCGTAAATGAGACCAACAATACCCAAGCGTGATTTACGGATTGTGATTAAACGCTTCTTAAAAGATAAAGACCGTGGTATCTCACACAAACTCTTTGCTGATTTATGTGGTATCACCCGTGGACATCTCTTAGATGTCTTTATGAATGAGACTGAACCGTTAACTGAATATGTCCAAAGACGGGTGAGTAAAGGCTATAACCATTGGCTAGAAGGTGAAGTAGCCGTGATGATGAACCGTGATGAGACCCGTTTTGTAGAATTTCGTAGAGAAGCCAAGCCGATTATGCAACGAGATACACGCTTAACCATGAAAGATGGCAAGATTGTCATCCAAGTAGGTATCAAAAACAAGTATGATTATAGTAATACACCATTAGATGAACAGTTAGAAAGGGGATGATATGGCTGTAATGAAAGATTTTAAGTGTGACCACCATGGCTACTTTGAGAGCCGTCAACCAAAATGTCCAATGAAAGGATGTACGCATGAAGTTTTCCAAGTTCACCTCCAAGCTCCTGGACTGGTTTCGGCTAAGACCAAGTTTACCGACAAATCCTCCAAGCAACTTGCCATCGAGTTTGGAATGTCCAACATTAAATCCACACGAGAGGGTGAGAACCAGTCAGGCTACCTCACCAGAAATAACAAGTTTACCGAAAAAGAGTACGGTGAAGCCGAAAAATACGCCACACGTAAACGGGGTAACAAAGACAAACTCCAAAAAACGCCCATACCAGAAACGCCCAAAGAACCCCGAGCAGGGGATAACGCCATCTGGGGTGGTGCGTTCCAAGGAATGAATATGCAAAGTATCTTAGCTGGCAGATATAGTACACCCATCAAAGGTGAGTCTGCAGGGTTGACACCAAGTCAAGCAGGCATTACAGTAGGACCACGGGCTGATCCAAGTTCGAGTTTACGTGATCCTGATAACCTACAGATTAAACGATGAGAATACCTACTAATAATGCCGATCGAGAGGATTTTTATTTAGACCTGATGCAGAAATGCTTAGTGTCTAGAGAATCTAGAAAAGCGGATTACACCTCCTTACGGTCGTATTATTTGTTTGGTTCTGGTCCTGAACAACCACCAGCGTACTTCAATAAGATTCATCCACACATTGATCAGCTCACCAGTTTTTTATATTCAGCAGAAACGACACGGTTCTCTATTTCTCTGGGAGCTGCGGTCAATGAAAACGAACAATACAAAACACCTGTCCTAACCCAAGCTCTAAATGATGAGTGGCTAAATTCCAATGCCGATCAAGTCTTTTCCATGGCAATGACGTGGTCGTTAGTCTATAACACCAGTTTTATTAAGCTGGTTTATAACCGTGGTATTCATCCTTACATGATTGACCCGTCTAGTATGGGCGTATTACGTGAGGACATCCCTTATACAGACAGGCAAGAAGCCCTTATCCAAACTTACTATGTAACCAAATCGGAGCTATACGCCCGTCTGTATTCTCATCCACAACGCCAAGCCATTATTGACCGTGTAGTCTCTGGTATTAAAATCTCTGATAACGATATGCCCAATGCGGTCAACCGTATTGTCATGAGTCAGTCAGGCTCAACCATCTACGGTAACGTCAATTTGGATTTAAACGGTGTCAATCGTTATGTGGCAGATGTGGCTGAAGATACGATTGAGATGAAAGAGTTATGGGCGTGGAATGATGATACGCAAGACTATCAAGTAGTGACAATTGCCTCACCTGACGTAGTGATTTATGACCGACCAGGCGCAAGTATGTTCCTCAAAGGTGAATGTCCATTTATTCAAATATGTCCTAATCCACAATACGATTACTTGTGGGGTCAGAGTGAATGTCAAAAACTAATTCAATTACAAGAACTGCGCAATATGCGGATGGGTGAAATTCTGGATTTACTCAGTAAACAAGTCAACCCGCCTACCGTATATAGCGGTGTTTCAGGCATTGTTGATGAAAAATTCTTAGCTTTAAACCGTGCAGGGACATATATTGCCTCAGATATGCCTGGTGCAAAGGTAGATCGCCTAGCACCTACCATGCCACCTGATTTATTTCAAGTAATTCATGAAATTGATGGAATGTTTTCGGAAGTGTCGGGAATTAGCAACGTTTTATCGGGTCGGGGTGAATCTGGTGTTAGAAGTCAAGGTCATGCCTCACAATTAGCCCGTTTAGGTTCAAGTCGAGCTAAAAAACGTGCTTTAATTGTTGAAGATAGCTTAGAAAAGGTTGCTACCTTGTATTTAAAGCTGATGCAGTCGTATGACGATACGCATTTTAAGGATGCACAAGGAAATATGTTTATTGCTGAACAATTTACGAAAGATTACGTAGTCAAAGTGGATGCACACAGTAATTCACCGATTTTTACAGAAGATTTGAAACAAATGGCGTTTAATCTCTTTAAAGTGGGTGCAATTGATAAAGAATCTCTACTTGACATGGTAGAGCCTCCAATGAAACAATTACTCAAAGAGAAATTAGCCAAGCGTGAGAAGGAAGGCAAGAGCCAACCAGAACAAGCTCCTAAAGAAAAAGCGAGTAAGAAAGAACCACAGGTGGGATGATGGCAACTGTTAAAAATGTCAAAGCAACAAGCGACCAACCCCGTGTTACT